CCCACCTTCAAAGTATGGTTCCGACGTTTTCGTCGGCGCCCAACACAATCATCCTTTATGGAGAATCAAGATGGTCAAACGACCGAAGATGTACAAAGCAGTGTCAGAGTCAGAGTTATCCGACCGTGGTTACTACAATGTGCATCCAGGTTGTCACCTCTGGATTCACCTTAAATTAGTTGCCTACGCATGGGTGCGACGTGAGTCGCTTCATTCGCATGGCAGCTGTATCCACTATGAGACGAGAAAGCGTTTCGTCGAACAGTTGGAGGATGAGATTATTGCCAAGGGTAAAACGAAACTTCCCCAGCGCAAGCTGAAGAAGCTGATCCAATGGCAGTATGTATTGGGGTATCGTTTCCGAGCTATACAAGTCGTAAACGAACACACCATCCTTAGTTGGTAAACTCGCGCACCTCGCCCATCCCAGACTGCAGATGGGTGGCAACTTGCTAAAAGGAGTAATGGATGTCCTACGTACAGTACGCGCACCCTCTGGTTTTTCCGGAGTTAACGATTACTGACCCGTTCGGGCATATAACAACCATCTCCCTAGGCTCGTATGTCTCTGGCTACTTAGAGATATCTAAAGCTGAGTCAGTCAAGCGTGTCAAACCGTTGGACCTGAAGGCTAGTTCTAGCCTTACGGGATTCGGCGGGCATTCGGAAATTGAGTCATTGTATGGCTCTTTCGATGCTCGTATCGAATCTGGTGGTTACACTTACGCCTACAAAGGTCTGAATTCTGCCGGTTACTTTGCTGCCGGACGCACGATTTCTGCCCAAGATCCTGACTGGGAGGGTAAGCTTCGCCTCGCAGTTAAGGATCAGAAGGTAAATCTCGCGCAAACGATGGCTGAGTACAAGCAGACCCAGGATCTATTTGTGGGAAATGCGACCAAGTTCATTCGGCTGATACGCGATCTCAAACGTCGAGGCAAAGTCCCGCTGACAGAGGAGGCACGTCGAGTGCTTCAACTGAAAGCAAGGGGCATACCTATCCCTGTGAAGGGAAAGGGAGCCAAGAAAGTTAAACTTCGATCGGAAGCGTCTAACCGGTATTTGGAATACCAGTTCGGCGTCAGGCCTCTCTTGCAGGATATAGCTGGTTCTGCAGAGGAGCTTGAGTCTAACCTGTCTCGTCCGTGGATGAGGAATGTAACCGTCAAC